CACCCGGAGTCGGACCACCCGGAGTCGGACCACCCGGAGTCGGGCCACCGGGAGTCGGTCCACCGGGGGTGGGGCCACCGGGGGTGGGGCCACCGGGGGTGGGGCCACCGGGACTACCTGGAGTCGGGGGCACGGTTCCACCACCGGAAGGTCCAGGCATACCTGGGCTACCCGGAGATCCCGGAACACCGAGGCCCCCTGAACCGCCAGCGCCACCAGTACCACCAGTAGCAGTAGCAGTAGCAGTGGCACTACCACCAGCACCGCCAGCACCTCCGGAGATGTTAAATACAGGATTAAACGTAGGGCCAGGAGTACCGGAAGGACCGGGGGTTCCGGAAGGACCGGTGCCCCCACTGACTCCACCGGCACCTTGAAGGAGGCCAGCAAGACCTGAGAAATCGATACTTGGGTTAAAGGTGTTGGTTATATCACCCTGTTGCTGCTGGAATTCCTGCTCCCATTCCTGAGGAGTAGGAGCACTCTCAGGCATCGCGTTTGGATTGATATACGAACCCGGATTATTTGGATCTTCTATCCACCACTCATCATTTGGACCCTGGACAGGCTTACCGGGCTCGTCAGCAGGGGGTTGAGCGGGAGGTTGAGCGGGTGGCTGCTGCTGTGGTGGTCCACCCCCGCCTCCGAGCCCCGGAAATCCACCACCCATCATCATCGGGATCACCATCGGGCCAGCACCGCCAGCGCCAGCACCAGCAATTCCACCCAAACGAGAAGCCCAGTCCAACAGCATGTTCGGGTCCATACCCGTGAGCATCTTGTTCTGATGGAGATTGCTGATAGCACGACCGATGTCTCCACGAGCTGAGGTATCGAATTGGTATCCTCGCTCTTGTGCTCCAATACCGGCACGTCCGAGATCGGACAGCGATCTCGCTTGGTCCCCGAGATTCTGTGCCCGAAGGCCCTGAAGTTGCCTACCAAAATCAGCCTCAGTTTGACCCTGCTGGAACAGATTGCGTCCGCCTTGTGTCAAGCCAGCGCCACGGAAGGAGGCCTCGCCAGAGATGCCCTGTCCCTCCAACTGACCCGCTTGACTTAGCTGTAGTCGATTTAAGGCGTTCTGTAGATCCGCACCCTTCAGTCCGGATTGAAGCAGATTCTGAACAGCCTGACGCCCGAATGAGCCAATTTCTCCCATGCCTCGGCCAGCAAGCGTAGCACCAAGACTCGCACCCTGACCACCAAGCTGACTCAGGGAACTTATCCCTTGCCCGGAAAGACTTGCCTGAGCCCCCAAATCCTGACCACGAAAAGCACGCTCACCAGCAAGACCCGCACCAGCCAACTGCGACTCAGCACCAACACCTTGACCACCTAACTGGGCAGCCGCACTGAGTCCCTGGCCGCCAAGCTGGCCAGCTAGGCCTGCTTGGCGAGCACCGATCTGAGAGAGCGCACCAATATTCTGACCCGCTAACTGGGCACCGATGCCCATCTGCTGACCTTCTATACCACGCTGCCCTTCAGCAGCCTGTCGTCCGAGAGCCTGCTCACCAGACAACCCTTGGCCGAGAGCCCCGATCAGACCTGCCTGTTCCCTTCCAGCAAAACCAGCTTGGAGAGCATTCGCAGCACGGGCACCAGCGGCTTCTGACGCAAGCCCTGACAATCCGATCTGACGGGCAGCACTCTGTGCAGCCGCATTCTGACGTTCGAGAGCACTTTCCCCACGAGTACGTCCAGCCGTTTCCTGGGCTAGTTGCTCACCACTAAGCGACGAGAAGGTCGAAAGACGCTTCTGAGTCATCCAGTCAGCCAGTTGATTCATTGCACTGGCCTTACCTTTTGCCATCTGGTCCTTCACACCCTGGACCATGTTGAGACCAACTGTAGTGTTGCCTAGACCACGAGCAGCAAGATTCTGCTGCATTCGAGCAACAGCCTTCTTTTCTCGATCCGCAAAATCCTTCTCGATCTCTATCTTGCGAGCCTCACCCAGCTCCTTGGCATACTCCATCCCCTTGTCGAACCGAGCTTTATAGTCACCGCTCAGAGCTGTCTGATTGGAGGCTAACTGATCCATCAAGGATTTCTTTGAAGCCTCCAGCGCCGTTGCTTGAGCCGTCCCAAGATCACCGTAACCTTTCGTTAATTCGCCTTCTCTTGTCCTCGCCGCATCAGCGATCCCCTCGCCCTTCGCCCCGGCTTTGCGAATTCCAGACAGGGTATCCGTAAGAGCTGTTTCCTGACCAGTTCTCGCTGCATCAATGTTTGCCTTGTAGTTGGTGATCGCGTCAACTTTGCGTTGAGCCGCCGCCGTCTGCGCAGCCGTAGTGGCAGTAGACAACTCTTTACGGGCAGTAGCTAAGGCACCGGAAACATCGCCCTTGGCAGCAGCCAAGGCGTCACTCACATCGCCTTTAGCCGTTCCAAGAGCATCTCCAACCTTAGTACGAGCAGTACCAACACTCGCCTGAAAAGCAGTCACAGCATTCTTAGCGGCGGTGCCTGACTTTCCCTGTGCTGACTTTACAGCAGACTGCACATTATCAATCGCAGTTTTGACATCACTCGCGGCATTCGTCTGTGCCTTAGTAAGCATGTCAGTCAGCGTCTTCTTTTCGCTTGTTGAGGAAGCAGCAACATCCCCGGCGAGACCAGAGATCTCCGTTGCAGCAGCATCTCGAACAGTTTTGTTTGAACTCTTCAGGCGGCTTATAGCAGACGACACGCTATCCTTTAGACCAGTTGCCGCAGAGTCTACGCGAGTATCGATCTTGTCGAGATTCCCCTCGAAGATATCCTTCGCCTTGGTAGCAGCGTCATCCGAACCTGTTTTGATCGCCGTAAGATTAGACTCAAGTTTCGCCTTAACATCGCCTGTCAGCTTCGTAAAGGATTCGGCGAGTGCTTTTAGTTGCAGAGGGCCAGCACTTTCAATGTAAGTCTTGAACTCATTCAGAGGCAGCAGTGCCAACCGCTCCTGCTCTTTAGCGGCAGCCTCACGCTTTGCCTCTGCTTCTTGGGCCATTTTCATGATTTCGTCGAACATCGCCTTATTATCCTGACCAGTATTGATCTGGATAAACGGAGCATCCCCCCCAGTCCTTATGGGAGAGCCACTAGACGGATGAACTCCAATCGGATCGGGTTGTCCTGGAGTTATCGGATCATGATCAGGAAAAGGTTTGATTCCCGGAGGCACGTAAGGATATTTTGGAGTGGCCATATCGGCACCTTATGCTAGAAGTTTTCGCCCGCCAATGCGTTGTTTGCAGTCTGCCTTAGATTCGTAGGATATCCCATTGGCGGCGTAGGCATGGGCACGCTAGGACCGCCTGGAGGACCAATAGGGCCACCGAGAGAGGGCAGTGGCGGCGTAGGCATGGGCGGCATGGGAGGACCGCCTCCGGGAGAGGGCATCGGCATGGGCGGCGTGGGCATGCTAGGACCGCCTATAGGGCCAATAGGGCCAGGAACCCCACCGGGTCCTGGGTCAGGAGTTCCGTAACCGGGTGGATAATTATCTGGTGAAGGTGGTTGCGGCCCTCTGAACTCCCGATTCGTGGGCAAGGGTTGTCCCAAGGAGCGCTCACGAAGCACTCGAAGCGGACCGGGATTTCCCGGAAAATTCATCCTATAGGGCATACTTGGATCAGGCATTGTAAACTCCTTGAGCCCCTCTCTGGAGGCCTCTAAGACTTGGGTAGGTATTTCTCACAACATTGCCCGGAGGCTGTGTCAGCCCAGAAGGCTCAGTAGTCGGACGCATAATGCCACCATGACGACCCCTGATACCCAACATATTTGGGTCGTCAGGCTTCTGGGAAAGATCCCTGTCCGGGGCAATTTGGTAATTACCGGGCATCGCAAAGCGAGATAGAGATTTTGCCCCACCCGCCTTGCCTGTCTTTTGCTTAAGCAACTGCAAGGGAGAAAGAGTACGCATGCTCCCATCCATGCCAGATACCCCCGGCATGCCCGACATACCCATGCCAGGATCTCCACCGTACATCCCCTCCATCATCCCCATTTCGTCCGCTGACATATTTTCAAAGGGACTGGGCATTTCGTTTGGATCGATACCCTCATCCGTCAACCATTCTGACCACGTCATCGCATCTCTCCTACAAACTAGCCCAATCTTCGCCGTCAAACACCTGCATCTTCTTTGTGTCGGTCGTGAAAATAACACGACCGACAGCAGGATTCTCGGGCCTAGTGTCTGGTTCTTCGGTGCAGTTAGGAAGAACTAACTCAATGGCCCCGCTTGCCAAACTCGCCATAAACTGGGCCAGTCGACGCTCTCTCACATTTCCACGGGGGATTCTGGGTGGGTTTACCATTGGCGGGCCCTCGGACCATCGAAACTATCTAACTCAATACCCAAGAACTCCATCACTAGATTTTGTCCGGAGCTGTTATTACGCAGCCTGACAAATATATCATGACCTATTACACGAGCACGATCGCTACGATTCCTGCCCGCAACAAACGTACCACTCGCTTTGCTGGAACCTGACTTGGCCGCCTCTGCTGTTTCTGCTGCGTAGAGATCCCAAGACACGGTGCCACTTCCCGCAGAAGGAGTCCCCTTCATCTCGGTCAACATTATCTTGGGCCGATTCTGCAACTGAATCGGCCCAAGATAGGCGTAAGCATCAATGGCTGTTGAATCGTCGTTCTTGCCGGGGGTATCGTAATCAAACTTGCGGACGTAGCCATCGTGCCCACCTAACCACAAGACACGATCGCCCACAGCATCTCCGTCAAACACATGCACACAGGTTGGGTTATGGTCGTTCGTAGCGAACTTATCAAGCCACCAACTGTTGTTTCTCGTGTCATAGAAATAATGGGTGCTGGATCCACCGCCAAGGTCCGTGACAAACACATTGACGCCCTTTTCGCGGTCATTCCAAGCCATCCGCACCAAGCTCGTGTTGAGATTTACCCCCGCTAACCGCTCTTCGATTGAACCCTGGGTAATATTCTGAGGCTTACTACCAGGAACCAGCCGAAAAACACCTCCACGAGATCCAAAAAAGTAGGCGCTGCCATCAGGAGCAAGGCACCAAGCCCGACCCCAAGCACCCCCGACAGAAGTGCTCAAGGCATCAATTCGACCACTTTCCGCCGGATCGCCTGTCATCTGGTAAACACTGTGATCACCAAGAAAGACAAGAACATCATCGGAGAACGGTATCATCCCATTAATGATATCAGGGCTTTTGCCAGCATCCTGTTGGTTGCCAGCAACCGCCTGCACAGCCGTGGCTGTACTGGGGGAGTAGTCCCAGTTACCCGCATCCCGCATCTTTGACATAAACCAGTTGTGCTCATCGCCTTTCAGGCCGCTCTGAACGATCCGCCCTCTCCAAGTCTCGATCAAACGAGGCTTATCGCTTCCACTTGCTGGCAGAGAACCGGCAGTGGCCGACCACGTCGCCACTGTATTTGTAGAAGCAGTCCACTTCTTAGTGTTGGCCCCGTCTGCAAAGTAAACAACGCCGTCTAACTGCGCGCTGAATATTACTGGGGCAGTAGTGCTCAGGGCACTACTGCCGCTGGTGGCCGTAGTAGCTGCACTAGTCGTAAGCTGGGCGACCGTACCATTGGTGACGACATAAGACACAATAGTCCGATGACTAAGCGAACTCTGCCCCGTAGGCACAGCTCGCGCAACGACATGACCCAACTCCTGAACCTGACCGTCTGCGATCCTGGCACTGGAATACTTAGCCAGACCAGCACGTTGCGCACCCCGAGCACGTCCTGTAGCAGGCTCAAAGGCCCGTACATTCTGCAAGTCCACACTCGACCCGCGAGGTTGGTTCTCGTAAGCGACAACATCCACCAAACCATTGACGGGCCAAGGCATATCAAACCTTGTCTTCCGTCGAGGCATTAGCTTAGAGTACCACCACTATTTGCTAGAACCGACCACTGGATATTGCTGCCATTGCGGATACTAATGAAAGTAACCGAATCACCAGCATCTGCCATGGTCATCGTAGTAGTCGAAGTGCCATCAACAGACGACAGGTTTTCACCACCTGCACCCGTGATTGCCACCGACCCACCATCGGTCTTATGACACACTGTAACAATAATCCCCGGACGGGCAGGACTCGCCAGTTTGCGAGTGTCAGACCCAGTGGAAACCACCGAGCAGATACCCATAGAACGATCTATCGGAATAGTTCCCCCGTTACCGGGATCGACAATTTCCAGTTCCGTACTTTTGGCAAGATCTTGTAATACTCGATGCGCAGTCATTTTTGCTCCCTTAAGATTGGAGTGAAAGTTTACACGTACCAGCGGCGTCCCCGACTGCTTTCAGGAATCGCGCGCCGACAAGATTCGTAGGAATAGGCACCGACCGGCTGGCCGCTACCGTCGAGGTAATGTTTCCACTACCCGAATGACAGATATCGTAGGTCCCATCAAGATCCTCTGATGAGTACCAGGTAATCGTAGCGACACTGGTGCTACCTGGCATGTAGATGTACCCGTAGCGAAAACCACGGAAATCAATTGCCGTAGCATCACCGATGTTACCAGAGCCGTTGCAAATCGTTACCGATTCAACGAGGTCGTTAGCAAAACTTGTGCTCATAATTCACCTTATGGATTCGTGTCATAAAAGATCGTACCGTCATAGTCTACGTCCGTCCCGAAGAACCGACGATACTCATTCTCTGCCGGAGCATGACCGTCCGACCTGTCTGAATTATACCCCATCCGCTCCGGAGTAAACTGCTGCTTATCGTGCGACACAGACGCCGCCAACCGCTCGTGGAACTTCTGGCTATGCAACCCAGCCTTATCCTCCATCCGCTGCTCTGCGATCGCCAAGCAACTTTCAAGGATAGTTTCGGCATGAACCTCACCACCCAAGGGGTAAGGATTAGATGAAGACAACTTGGACTGCAATGCGTGGTAACGATACGACAAGGTGTAGGCCTTGTCGGGCGTCGGCCACAGAAGCAATTCAAATCGCTGACCATCGCTGCCATCACTTGCTCGGGCGCGTATTGCGGCTGACAAGGGGAACGTATTCAACGTGTTGAAATCCCTCTGGCGAAGCATCCGTATGCGGTGCTCGCTCGTGATTTCGATCGGATACCAACGATTATCCGCAGCAGCATACGTCAAGGGCCCTGTCATGCCGCCGAAGGCGGCAGGCAGGGTGTAATCTGACGTACCAGCGACCGTAGTTAACGTCGTCGTTGGCTCCAAGAAAGACCACTTGTGAGCCAGCTTACCACCACCGATTGGTGGCGGATGGTAAAACTGGCGCAACCCTGCCCAGACGATTTCGTTAATCTGATCAGTCTCGGAAGACGACCAGTTGCTGGAGGTACGCTCCCCCAGCCAGTACCAGCCCACCTCCTTCCTGAGAGTAGTAAGCGTCATGGACAACGACGACTCACTACTGCTGGTAGTCGAGCCGCCTGTTGTTTTTATCGTGAACTGGACCGGGATTGCACTAGAGTGCGTAAAGAGCAAGCCAATAACCGAACCATTCATCTCGGCAGCAGTCAGGTTGATTGAATACTGACCATTGCCCTCCTCGGCAATGGACCCAGTAAGCGCAGCCTGAGAACCACCATCAATGGTCCGATACTTTCCGATACCAGCAGCGGCACCAGTTAAAGCGGCACCCGTATCCTTATTCACCATGGCGAACGTGAAGCCGGTTACCGCTTGGTTTTGGACAAAGCTCATGCAGTTGCCTTTTCAGTTTTCTTGGTTGGCTTGGCGGGAGGCGGCAATAGCTTTTCCGCAAGCACAGCCACAAGGCAACTGACCTGAAGGTCCAGTGGCCCGTTAGCCTTCTTGTGATAAAGCTGCGTCACTTCACCATGAAGATCCGCAACATCCTCTGGCACCTCTCCACCGTAAATTTCGAGTAAGTCGTCCATTTAATCCCCCTCCTTAAAAGGAGATCATGGTGCCGGGAAAGGAGACCCGGCACCATGATCCGCGACACAGGTTAGTTAGCAATGTCTTCTGCCTGGATACAAGCAACCCAATCCACATGAAGGATTGGATCGGTCGTACCAGAAGAATGACATACAAAACTTGGCGTCATCTCTTCAATCGGAATACTCGCCGTCTGCTTGGTACCAGCGACACCATTAACAAACGGAGTAATCGAAGTCAAACCATCAATCAGGAAACCTACTTTGATGTAGGTATCATCAGCGATGGTTCCAGCACTGGTATCCGAAACACGGGTATCAGCCTTTTCGTGGACATACGATAACGAAGTCGTGTTAATGGCCTCAAATCCGACATGGTTAGATGTCGTATTGGCAGCAGTTGCAAACAGCGTGGTATCAACTTCCGCAAGACCCGCAAAGATCTGGACAGTAGTAGAACCGATGTCAGCCGCCTTAATGCGAGCCTCGTAGTAGATCTTCGCATTGACATTGGGAATGAAACTCGCAACACCAGCAGCACCGCCGTACTGAATCTGCGCACCTTGGTTGTTAGTCGATGATGCTGAATCCAGCAGCAGCACACCACCCTTGGCAGCAGGGTCTAACGCAGCAGTACCAGCGGTGGCATTTGTTAAACACCAACTACCAGCGACTGTTAAGTCAGAACCGTCAGCGGCTGCACCGCTTTCGCTCAGGTCTAATGTCAGGAAGTCATCAATAAACCCAAAGCCTTCGCCAAGGCCACCGCCCAGCACTTGCTGAAGCGGAGCTTGGTTCCAAAGGTTGGGCGACAAGCCACGGTCAATCGAACCGGCTTTGGCTTGCGGTTTTGTGTATAAGTCACCCATTATAGGTTCCTTTCATAAGCAAAAGTTAAGCAACGTAACCAACGAAGTTGCGTCGTCGGTTGTAACACACGAAGTTACCCCAGTTGTCCATGTGGACTTCACGCACGGTATGCTGACGGGCTGCCTTCGCAGGAGCATGTCGAACCATGTGCTTGCCCTTGCGGAAGAAGTAGCGAAGCGTTCGCCAGTTCACACCGTAAATAGGATCGCTGGTATCGTTGTTTTGCAGGTACGGAACCCAAACGACAGGATTGCCCTTGAATACTGCACTGCCTGAATATTTCGCAAGGTCAACACCAAGGTTGTCGTTGCGACCTTCCAGCAACTTCTCAAGTTTTTCCACCACGTCATAGTTGGTGTAGAAACCCCAGTCACTTTCCCCGCCTCGGGCGAGTTCTGCGAAGTTACGAGGAGCCTGGAAGTTAGTGAACGCAACAGCTTTTCGCCACTTGGCGAGAGCATCGTCACGACTAATGCTGGTGTAGTTAAACGCCCAGTTTTTCCAGTTCGAGTAAGTCGAACTGGAAAGACCACCGGCACCACTGGAGAAACCACTCGGGTTCCCACCCGTGAATCCACCGCCAGGAGTCGTCGTGGATTTTTGAATCCAGAACGGCACACCACTGGGCGGACGAGGTGACTGGGTATCACTACTTGGAGCTGACCACATGGCCGTTTCCATCAGCTCAAAGAAGTCGTTGTACATCGAGTGTTCGCGTACTTCGATTTCTCGGATGATGGTTTCACGATCACTCTGCATGGCATCTTCATCGATGTCATAGCTGAAGTTGACCGTCTGCTTTGACCACTGCTGCTTGGCAGACTGGGTCAAATCCTTGACGCCAGTAGCGTCAACGGCATAGAGCTCACTGTGCTTGGCAGTACCAGTGTTTGACACTTGCACCTTCCAGTTCAGTTGAACACCACCCTTTTCGGGGTCCTTGCCTTTCTTCTTGAACATCTTGGAAGCGAAGATGTGATGCTGGTTATCTAGCGAGATATCCACCCACCGACGCTTCTTGAAGTTATCAAGCGTCAAATTTACAAAATCATCTAATTGATCAGGAAGCAACGGCATAACCTGACTCCTATATTACAGCCGCCCTACATGTCACCGTTCTCTTTCAAGAAACCCTCAAAGGCTTCTTTCAAGACTGGGTTATCTACAGGATCATCAGTCGGAACCCTGGCCTTCTTCGTACTTGCCCCAGTGCCTAATCGCCTCTGGGCCTGCTTACGAACTCGATCATTGAACGACTTGCGGCTTTGGTTTTCAATTTCACCTGAAAAAGCTGCATGATAAGCCTGACTAACCAGATCACTCATCGATGGAACCGCCTTGCCCTGGGTCTGATAACCACTGGCTAAAACCAGCACTTGGTCATACAGATTCTCCCGATTTTGGGCCTCTAAACTCCCTTCAGAAAGATCCTCGTAAGAAGACTCACCAAACAACCTCTCATTACCAAGGTCCCCGACAGCTTCGTTGAAACTATCAAGTTCCTTCTTGTACTCGGCAGACTGCTGCTGTTGCTGCTGTCCACCTATAAACTGCTGCTGGTCAAGCAAGGCTTGAGCCAGCATCTCTAGCTGACCATCGTAATGCTGCTGCATTTCGGCGGCCAACCCATTGATGGCGTCACGAAGACCTTCATCGTAGTCGTCATCAAGTCCGACATTAAATTGTCGTGCAATCCGCTCCCCCTGCGTTTCCGCAGGATTTTCCTGAGCATATTGCTGTTGTTGCTGCTGGTATGCCTGTTGAGCCTGCTGGTAATACCTACCAGTAGACTCTACGTGCCTACGCAGAGCATCTTCGTTGGCATAATCACTCGGATTAATCCCATAATGATTAGCCCACTGCACAAGATTTTCGTCGTAACCTGGATCTTCAACATCAGGTTCGACATCCTGCACATCTTGAGGCTCGTCAACCTCGGGCGAGGTACCGGAATCATCATCGGCACCTCCTATTGTCTCCTCGGGTTCATTTTCCTGATTTACCTCGTCAATAACAGCCAAATCTTTTTCTGTCAGCTCTACAGGCTCATCAGCTTCAAGTTCCAAATCGTCCGGCATAACTCCCCCTCCTAGTAACTTCTGGGTGCAGAATCACCATATCCCGCACTCCTATCGCACAAACCACGGTACCGCAGGTAGTCTGCTCGTTGCTTTCTACTGGTGAATCTGGCAGTACCGTCTCTATCAAAACTGACCCCCGTGAAACCAGCATCTTTGGCATCCTGGTTAAACTGCTTCACCTGCTGTGGAGGTATCCCAGCACCATCACTAGTTAATCCAGTTGACCAACCATTGGCCCCGAAATATCGCCCGCCAGCAGCTTTGCGCTGCTGCGGGCTCCCTTGCGGACAGTCATGCCAACGAAGCTCCCCGTCAGGATCCTTGTACAAATACTCTCTTCTGGGCATCAGGCTTTCTCCTTGCCAAACTGAGCCATCTGATCTTCATTCGGCCTACCACCATTGAGGACTTGCTGCATAACCGTGCTCCTGCTGGCCTGAGTCCCACCAGTAGGCACGTTGCGCCGAACAGTCTCCCGAACCGTGTGGTTCGCTTTCTGTGGCATATCGACCGTACCTTGAGGCCGATCAGCCTTGGGCTCTTCAAACTTGACAATCCCTTTCAATCGAGGTAGATCCATTAGGTCTGCATACATTTCGACCAATTCTTGGAAGTCGATGCTACCTCCAGACTCCTGAAGATTTTGCTGCATCGGCATGGCGATCTGAGTGATAAATGTCGTCAAACCGGTCATCCTCTCAGAAGGCGATTTGTACCGCATAGAAAACGGTTCGATCTCAAAGTTGTAGTCTAAGAAGTCTCCTTCACGTAGCTCGCCGTCCCAAGTCCTCCGAACGGTAAAACCTTCCGACTCAAACTCCAGAGGCATCTCTTTGATCTGATCGATCCAAAGTAGCCATCCGAGATCTCGGCAGATATCGCCCGTGAACTTCACTACCCGATACTGCATGTTCGCTTCTCGTTTACTGACAGCACCGTGGATCAGCTTATCCTGGCCGAGAGTATCAGCCTGCGGTCCCAGACCAGCCATAGCCTGAAGATTCCCAGCCATCCGATCGTAGATGTCCGTCATTGCCAACCCAAAGGCTTGGTTTGACTGATCAACACCGCCCATCTTCATGACGTTCACAGAGTCGGGGTTGTCGACGCGAGTCCACTCACCGTCCGAGGCTTGCTCTAATCGCTTGGCATCATCGTGATGGCCTGCCTGATAGAAGGGAATATCTTTCTGGCGCTGCGCCTGACGGCGCTGCTTCCTGAGGAGACCGTTGATGATGTCAGACAACGGCTTGAGATTCATTGCTGGAGAGATACCCATGACGTGATCAGGGACATCCCCAAAAGAGAGGATGTGAAAAGGACCATTCTCCGGACCCTGCCATTCCATCACGCGAAGAGGCTTCTCTGCGTTATGTACCGGCCAAGTCACGACCTTGTTCTCGTGCGGCAACCAAACATCCATCAGATCAATCATCGGTTCGTACTCATCCGGATCACCTTCCGGCTGAAGCATATTCCGAACACCAGTATTCGCCTCCTCTCCCTCCCAATCAGAAAACTTGCTGGAAGGCGACAGGCCCTTCTTGACCTTCGGATCAAAGGCAACGTCTTCGTTCATCTTGTCAAAGCTCATGCGATACTTGTTCAAGGCAAACTTAACTTTTCGCCATGACGTAGCCTGCGTATCGTACACAAAATCGTCGAGGCTGATGTTCTCAGCGAATGGCTTCCCCGGATCCACCCACTCATCTTCTCCGACTAGTTCAACAAGACCAGCGTCGGCATTGTAGACTTTCACAATCCCAATAGTGAAAAACGCATCAAGAACGGCCTGACGGAGGATCTCCTCCAGATGGATTTCCTTGATCAGACTATTCACTGCCAACTGGAAGTGATGAGCAAACCAGACGTGCTGTTGATGCCGACTCGTTACCAGCACTCGCGGCCTGTTAGCCGCGAGTGACTGAGCGTAAGTCTCAGCCGTCTGGTACATCAAATTCATTACGGTCTCATGGTTCGTAGCACCGCCCCCATAATGAGAACCAACGTAGTCACGGACCAACTTCTCTCGCTTACGCCGAAACGGCCTCAATGCCCTGGTGGACAACTCAATAGCCTTCATTAACCGAGAACGGTCTGTTTGATCGTTTGGATTCATCAATCCCACCCATCACTGTTAATCTTGGTAAGTTTCTTGTCTCGTTCCTTGAACCGCCAAGCCATCGAACCAAAGGGTACCTCATGGTTCGACTCTTCCTTTGGCTGAGAAGGCCTATCCTTAACTGCATGCCAAGCGATGGCAGCAGAGATAACCCGATCCCCATGCGCTTGCCCTTTGCTGGAGTCATCGATCGTGCGGACACTGCGACTGTGGACCACACGACCATCCTTGTAGACGTACTGGCGACACTCTTCCAGCAAGGCATCGCTACGCACCAAGAATTCCTCTGTCTTGATCGCCTTAGCAAGCGTGGAAAGAACAGCGAGCTTGTTCCGTTCATTACTCCACCATCCAGGATTTTTTGTCTTCTTCTTGAAGCTCTTGTGCTCGACTTCACGGTAGTAGATATTCGAGTATTGCTGGTCCAGGACCCGCTTGGTAAAAGCACCCCCCGGAGATCCGTTGTACTCCCATATCAAGTAGGCGTTATGAAAGAACCTACACAAGGCGACTACATAGTCAGCAAAATCCTCTGGTCGCATCGTATTCGTAGCGAACTCACCAACCTGCGTTTTCGAGACACTGTTGATGATTGTTGCCACGGAGTTGCTCGTGAAACTTCCGCCCAACCCAGCGGAGATATCGCATCCGATCACGTACTCAGAGTGGGCTGCAATGGGGCGATCATTGTCGCCAAGATGAACCCAGAGTTTTAGCGGACCATCCGGGGTCACATCGAACATCGGATCCAGAGTATCCGCAGCATAACCAAAGACACCGCGAACAAAAGGCATCATGACATTCCTCTGCCCGGCCTCATACAACTCCTTGCCGAAGATCTGATAGTCAGAGCCACCATAATCCCTGTCCAGCTCCTGGGCGACACTCTGCGGGGTAGCTCCCGGCCTCTTACACTCATTGTCGTAGTAAGGACTCCGTGTCTTTCCGTCGAGAACGAAGGAATAGCCCGCCGGGAATTCGTACTCCTCGTCAAGGATTTCCAACTTCCCATCATCAGACTTGTAGAGCCCAACACGGCGATCCGGATGCTTCTTCCAATCCATGATGACCTTAACCATGGAAGAGGGAGTGTGCATCACGTCATAGTAAGCACCAGCAGATCCCTTGGGGGTAGACACAAACACGCGACAATCAGTCGCGTGTTGTGTGGCGCTCTGGGCCTCATAGTCGGCACCACTGGGGAATGCTGCGAATTCATCCAGTGCAATCGCTTTCTTGCGACCACCACGAAAAGCATCTTCTGTTGTGGTAGCGCCCTCGAATGTACTACCGTTGTCTCTGTTCTCCATCAGCATCATGGAGCGGTAGACATTCTTCGGGCGCATCCACTTGGGCAGGCCCCCCTTCCTGCCCTCTCCGTTCAACAAAAAATCCAACTTCCAGAACAGCGTATCCTTCTTGCCGGGCTTATCCACCAAGTCAGCAGTACGACTCATGATCCCAAAGCTGGAAAAATCCTCAAACATCCAACCATGGAAGAACAAAGTCAGGAACATCCACGTAGCACCTAGGTCTCGGCTCTTTTCTACGCCGATATCTTGATGACCCAGAGCCTCGTGCATCTCCAGGAAGGCATCGTCCTGGTATCCGTAAGTCATGAACGGGATCACATTAGACGTAGTACCCCTAAGTCTGCTGGTACGAGGCTCGTAAAGCCAGCAGAAAGCGTTGATGAAGAACAGGATATCGTGCTTACACGCAGTCCAAAGACTACGTCGTCGAACACTGGTATCGGCCCAAGCTAACAACTCACGTCGATATCTCAGGTTGTCCTTCAGGTTTTTAGGTACTTGGTGATAAAGGGTCATCTGGCATTAGCGCGTGAGATAACATTTGTTCCAACTGCGTTATCGATTCACCTGTGTCGCCCATGCCTTGATCTTCAGCCTGCTTTCCTTTTCCTTTGAGTTGCTCACGAATAACCAGTTCCATGAACTTCCCTTCATTCTCGGTTGCCCAGACAAGCATGTTCCAGGCTCCCGGCGTCGGAGCTTCCGTAGGACCTACATTCCACTCGAATCGTTCGCCACGAGCCTTGTGTAGGTTATGGAAGACAAACGCAATCTCTATCGGCAAGTCTGACTCGTTGATGTCATAATCAACAAGCAACTTATCGACATCCTGATCAAGCTCCTTCCTCGCTCGCTCCTTTTCACCAGCAAGGATTGCTCTCTCATGTTCAGGCCCTTCGTAGCCCATATCCACCATAGTCTGGAATTGAGCCTTAAGAAATGGCAAACCGTCAGACATATACTTGCGATAGCTCTCACGGTATTCATTGAACCTGCTCTCTCGTCGCATCCTGTCAACGAACAACTTACGAGGAGAATCGGGTTTCTTCTTTTCTGTCATTTGGTCTTAAGTATCCTGTAAACCGGGACGGCACTAGAGTGTAAGAAAGTTAACGCAATCACGTCTGCGTCCATCTCCGAATCACTAAAATTCACCGTCCACTGCCCATTCCCCTCATGCGTAAAGGAGCCAGCCACAGCACCCTGGGTGCCTCCGTCCTTAGTTATCTTTCCCGTGACGGTTCCGCTCGTAATAGCGGAACCGTCACTAGCGTTCAGCAGCACGAAGGGATACCCCGTAACTGCAACACCCTTCAGGAAATGCTCTTCCTCCATGGCGTCTCCCAGCAACACATTACTCTGGAAGATTACCGCCTTTACCGTCTGTGCGTCAATCGAGGAAAACCCACGAGTGACAATGTACTCAATCGTATCGGACCCTATAAAGCCGGGGCCTATGAGATTCTTGATCGCCATTAACCAGACCTCGTTCTGCTTGTAGGACTGCTTTCGCTGTTGATCGTCCACGTCATCGCCGTGGTGCTACCATCAACCTTCTTACCAGTAATCGTTGTACCCGAAATACTGAACTCTCCCACAGCACAATAGATCATATACAGCAACTGAGCAGGAGTCGCGGCTGCACCATCACTAGCGTAAGACTCTGTCTGTGCCGTCGTCCATGTGGCGTCCAGCTCTGCCTTGGTTGGTGGATCGTAAGCATTGAGTGCATCCGTACACTCACTCTGGACTTCAGCGTCCCAAGAGGAGTTCCAGGGTATCGCAGTAAGCCCAGCACCAGCACTACCAATCACAGCCGTATCAGCCAGGATGCCATCGACGATCAAGTCCAACCGACCACCGTTAGTCCAGTCTCCCTGCAACTCATTCGTGTCCGCAAGGATCGCGTCAGCATCCTCGCCCAATGCCTCCAGACTATCGGTAGCATAGGCATAATCGCTGGTATCACCCGTCTTGGTCATCAGGTTCGAGAGGACCGTACCATCTGGCACCTCCGTCGTCATATCAGCGTTACTGGCGACAGCCGTATGCATGAGATGGTCAAGGTTGTACGTCACGATAGCTGCATCACAGGCAGCATTGATCTGATCAGTAGCATCAGAGCCTTCTATCTGAGTAGTGTTCACAGCGAGCTTGGTACTGCCACCAGCGTAACCCGTACCGTCATACATGAGTTCAAGGTTATTGGCTGCGGTGGCGTCACCAGAGATCTTGGCAACATCCACGAGCAGCTCACCCGTTGCACCGGCGGCGAAGAGGGCATCATAAATGGCCTCTTCGACCACTTGGAAATCATGCCACACAGGCAGGGCGTCTGTGTGATGCACACACAGACGCAAGGTGCCTACGGTATTGGTGTCGGTAGCATCCAGCTCGCAGTTGTAATACCCATCGACGTTCCCCCCGGTATCGTCGGTAGGAGCTGTACTGTCGTTCTTGTTCGCCAACCCCTGACCGTTCTTGGAAAGCTCAACGTCCAGCGTCTTCCCCGTTTCTAAGGTATTACCGTCCGTCTTATCCACAAATGGCCCGATCAGGACATCAACCGCCGTACTCTGTCTTAAAATGTGCATGGTCTACCCTCGTAATCTTCGGTAATGATTCATCGCTATCGGAGCTATGGAGCTGCCACCACCGCCACTGGGACCCGCTTCTACAAAAGCCTGATAAACAAAGCCCGTCTTGAATGAATTGTCATCGTCGGCAAGAAACCAAAGCTGAAGATCCTCCCAATCCGAGTCCCCAGCAGACTCCGCCGCAGTTTGTATAGCGTTTGCCTCTGTTTCACTTAATGTCGTCACGTTCGTGGTTGCCGAACTGTCTGCTGGCATGGCCCAAAACTTAATCGTAGTAGAGCCATACGTCAGATAGATCGTAACCGAGTAGCCACTAGATGTGCGTTTGGAGGTCACACTAACCTTAACCGTGGACATATCGCTGGGCTGGGAAATCGTACCCAACCCAGCTTTATACCACCGCGATGTCTCCGTACCCACCGTCTTGTGTCGAATAAAATCCGATTCATCTAAACAAACTTCGTCAATTTGCTGATACAAGTTGGTTTGCGATGATCCTGCTCCTGCCCACCACTGATTGCCGCCTGATGCTGTGTCGATCTGTTCATCCGAGGTGGGTCTGGCGTATTGCGTTGTACTGGCGTCAGGAATTTCCAAGTAAGCCTGCGATATGTACACGTTATCGGAGGCGTCAGCATCTTCAAATATGATCCTCAGGAACACGTTGTCATAAGAACTAATACATCCTGTTGTATTAGTTGGGGCATACGTCCTGGTCGTGTAAGAAGTGACACCACTCACATCCACAGTGTCGGACATCCGTACCGTCGAACCCTCTATCAGCCGCACCGTTAACGTGGCATCCGAGGAGCCGCCATCGGTGTTGTACCGGAAAATTAGCTTGTGACCTGTCGTGGCAATCGGATCCGACAACCCATTAGTAAGATCAAAATCTATCTGAACCGCACTGCCGCTAGTGCCATCGCCAGTGATGTAATCACTGTCGCTGGCCGATGTCTCATCAATTGCCGTGTAATACGTGGGGCTACCACCACCATCGGTGCTGGACCAGTTGCCATCATCAGCCTTATCACTCGTAGGTCGTGCGTACTGAACCATCAGTCTTCCTCACAACCCTCGTACCAATAAGTTGGAGTTCCTGGTCCCACGTAAGCACCGACCACGTTAAACTCCATCCACTCGACAGCATCTTCATGGGACCAGTTATTCTGGTCCATGAAGATGGCCACACACTTACTGTAGTCATACTTGAGCACCGGCTGGTCGCCGCTGGCGTCCACACCAATAATCGCATCATCCAATCCATCAGCCTTCATCGTGTCGGTGGGCATTGCCCCAAAATCTACGGTCATAACCAACTGAGCAACCTATACAATAGAAATGAAGTGACTAGGGTCTGTAATGTCAGATAGACTACCCCAAGTATCACCAGACTGCAAATACCAAACTCGGTGAATTTCTTCATCCAGAGAGCTCCGTTTCATACTCTTTCTTACAGAACCGACACACCACTTCCCGAGGGTATAAAACGTACAGATCTACACGACCGTCTTCCTCCTCCACCGACTCCCTGCGAACACCACGGATAAAATTCTCCCGACCGCACTTATTACAGTCAAACATCCACGCACTGTGGACCTCAATCTTTTCACGCTCTTGCTCTTCGGGCCTGTCCTCAGGGGTTTCCATAAGATTTGTCCTTGAAATTATTCGATTCGCGCACGGTCCCCCCCCTGGGCCCTCACAGTATAAAACATCCGGTCATCATCTGAACACCTCCATTTTGCCCCGTCCTCGCACTTCCACGTCCGAGTCATCGTCCGATATGGTGGTGCCTCATCAAAAGGCACCACCATACTGGGCTCAAAGAAGCACAACCGGTTATTAGGCTGGGCAGCAAACAACCCATTATCCAACTGAATGATGTGATGGCACTTCCACCCCGTCTCCCCAGCGTTCTCGGCGTTGTTATTCCCCCAGTAATCCACCGTAAACAGGTACTCCCCCCCTATCTTCTCCCCGTTAGCTAGATACACCCTCACCCGCATCCCCGATAACCACCCAAACTCGTGGATGCTGATCTGAGCACTGAAGCAGTCCCACAACTGAAGCTCCCAAACCTCCTTGTCAGAGGGGGCATCTTCGCTGTGAGCCAGGGCATGGATGGGTAATCTCCCAATGTGAGCGCCGTTCTCCAATAGGACGTGGAATCCCAGTGCTCTACCGGGGATTGCAGTCACCCCGTGGCACACACCCCGTATGAGGCCCTCAGAGCCCTCCTCGAAGTCTTGGAGGAATTCCGTCCGTACATACACCTCGAAGTGTGGGATGTCGTCATTGAGCATTCTGGGGCCTCCTGTGGGATATCTGGGGTATGGTCTGAAATATGGTACCAAATTTTTTACTCGCGAGAGAAGGGGGGTATCTACTGGGGGCCCCACGCCTGCACGGGGGGGTGTGGTTCGTTTTCCGGGTTTCCGGGCGTGGCGTCGCGTGATCCGCTTTTTCCTCGTGCCACAGGGCCCCCAGAGCCCTCGCCATGCCACCGCATGGGCAAGCCGTCGCACGTACGGCCACACACCACACGGCCCGCCTGCTGCCCCCCTTGGCCGAGGCCGAACGAACTAGCCACCCCACCTAACCACTGGCCACCACTCACTCGGCTGTACGTACCTACTTGCTTCCATTCGACCAGGACTAACCAAGTACCTGGTACTCTCGGGGGCAGACACACACCACGACGACGAGCGAGGGCAGAGGGAGCGCTGGCACGAGCGCGGACACGAGCGCAAAGAGAAAGGCCAGCAGGTAGCAAGCCTGCTGGCCTTGGCGGTAGGTGGACGCAGTGGCTACCGATGGAATGGGTAGATCACCAGATCAACCCGGCTATCCCCACAAGCGGTACAACGCCCACATTGGGACGAACCAACAACAGCAGGGCACACAACGACCGTAGAGCCATCCTGCCGGACGTTGTCGGCCATGGCCATGCATTCCTCCAGCCTGTCTGCTGGCCGTGTATGGCGTCCCACAACGATTGAGCAGGGGTGGCCGATGCTCTTCAGTCTACGCCGACTCTGGAGCGACTCACGAACCACGACGCCGATGGGCGCAAGCCACGAGTGGTACAGCCGCCATTTAGACCAGGACTCAACAGGGAAGTGGACGCGACCATCTGTCCCAATCTTCTCCCGCAGCATGCGACACAGTCGAATCAGCGCTCGCTTGAACCGCCGATCATGCCTAACCTTGTCCGGCATAGGCGCTGCGCCCAATGCAAAGAACCTGAACCACTCAAGATACCGTAGCCGTGATACCTCATACGTTGCACGGTCCAGCGTCCGACTATCGTCGGCACGTTCTAGCCGCTTCAGTTTACGATTCAACGCAGGGTACAACCCGCTATCGATTGCGGCAGCATAGCATCCGTTCCCGTACCACTCACACTTCTTATCACAGTTAGCAGTCGCGCTGCGTGCGATACTAAGATGACGTGACCGGGTAACACCTTTCTTAAACCTACCTAATACCTTCTTCATGTTTTTCTCCCTCCATAATCAGACGGTCCGCTTCAAGGATCGAATTCGCAAGGCCCGCCTTCACGATAAGGCGGATTGCTAGTTCCCAACACTGGCAACCATTGGCGATTGCCAGCGCTTGCAGGGCTCTCTTCTTGTCGGTCATTCTTCGCCCCCTTCCATCATCAACAGCAGCTGCGGAATTGAGATTTCCAATGCTCTTGCGATATCAACGAGGTCAACGTCCATGGTAGTTCCTCCATTGCTTATGGTCAAAGGTACAACACGTAATACCGGCACATCTTAAACCATCGACACAATCCCACCAATACCATTAATCCAACTTTCCCCGGCTGGACGATTCAACCAGGACAAGCCGCGACGGTAAACAACCAGGAACAGCGCATGAAAAGGCCCGCTGGCCTGATGGGGCCAGCGGGCACGAACACGAGCGCACAAACGCACGAACGCTAGCGATCAAACGCAAGCAAGGACATACCGTTCCGCCTTCGCCACGGTCTTGTTATCCAAGGCCAAAAGCATTCGCTGGTAATCGGAGGGCTTGCTGTGCCGTCTGCCTTCCCATTGGTAATAGCCCTGAACACCCTGATAGAACTGGTATCCGGTCACCGTGGGATGGTCGGTCCCTGTCACGTTCAGGGACGAGCACCTGCCAACAGGGGACCGTCCAGAACGTTGTGCCTCGCGTCGAATTCGGTCGACGATGCCGTCCCAAGTCTGTGAGAAGATGGTCCTGCTGGCTCCCTCCTTGACCTCTTCCCTCTTTCCGAGAGTGGCACGCAGAGCGTTAAACAGATCGATCTTGACGCCTTCCATCATCTGCATGGTGCGGATGATTTCTTTCCAACTGCCTCGGAGGCTGTCGAGGTCTTCGGTTAGCAGTGCGAGCTTCTCGGTCAGGGCATGGGTGTGCTTGATCTTAACACGCGCTGCCTTGACGCTAGAGAGCATGCTCATATTCCGACAAAGATCCCGATAGAATCCCACGGAGACCTCGTAACAGGTCCCGTCATACCCTGCCTTGATCAGGCAGCGGGGGAAGATCCCATCTTCCTCACCGAAGATGGATTGCCGGTACTCTTGCCCTGGTACTAACGAGACAATATGCCCGTTATCCCAATGACACTTCATATCAGGCACCTCGTCACCGGAAGCGAACAAACCGGCAGCAGATTCTACGAGCGCGATCACATGCTTAAGCTGGTGTGGTTCGTACACCCCCTTGACTGAATTAGGGTGAACCGTCTCACCCGTGTCACTGCGGAGCAACTCGTACTTGCCTTGATGGAGGAACTTCGGGGGCGGGTCGAAGGCGCCAGGGTATTCAACCTCTTCCTCGTCAGCCACCATGGTGTACATCTTCTCCTTGACGATGTCGAATGGGAACGCTTCCCGGAGTTGCTCTGCAATTGTGGGCGGATCTGCCGCCAACCCACCAGCTTGCTCTCGCAATCGCTCTTCGCGCCGCGCCCACGCCATGCTTGTGCTGTTTTCACTCATCATCATCATTCTCCAAATCTAAGGTTCAAAAAACTCCCTGCCAGCTACATGCTGGCAGGGTTCAACTCTCTCTACCTCGCTGACTTTTCCGCACGAATGATCGCGGTAAGTCCGGGCTCACGATCCAGTCGCACGTCAATCAACTGCGAAAGTTCCTCAAGCTGCGCTCGTGTCATCCAAACGCAATGGGTAGAAATCACGTCACCTTGTACAACCTGAAAATCAATAGTGCAGGTCGCATCACGATGGGAACCTGCTGTGTAGACGGAAAAGTGGACATCGTGAGTGTCGTCAATCCAGACCTCGCACGTTTCCCGCCTCGCCGCCTCCGTCGACCACGTGGTCTTGTGAGTCTGCTTCATCTCATCATCTCCTTGATCAGGGGTTCTGTGGCTGGCCGATGCCTGCCGGTACACGGGAGTTTACGCTACGGCGAAACTAAAGACAACCCATAGGGCAAAAAGAAATCAGCGTCTCAGTACCAGGGCATGCTGGGTACCCGGACATACCAGGCCTAACTTCCCCCTCGCTCACCACGGCACCCAGCAGCACACGAACGCAAGCGAACGCACACGAACGCACACTTGACAAAATATTCCCCGACTGTATGATGATGGACAGTGTAACTATTTTTTCCCTAGACCGAAGGAGGAAGCAATGCCTTACCAGTACCAGATCTGTATTACGATGGTGAGAGACGAAGAAGAGACCCCCGATGATGTCGTCGAGCTCTGCCAGAAGTTGTACAACCAGACCGAGAACGAATGGGACGCCAACGGGGAGATGCCTGAAGGAGGTTATGGCATGATCCTGAAGAGAGTGGAAGGCGACTGGTCCGATTGGCGTAAGGACGCTGTCGACGTTGAGTGGGAACCTGAGATCGACTGGTAACTAAATGGAGGACGAGTAAATGAACTCTTCAACACCATGGGTCGAACGAATGTTCATGGTTTCGGTACGGCAAGGGCGGGGGATCGATGTACGATCCCCCGTCCGAGTCTACCGCAATCTACAGCGGAAGACCTGGAGTATTCAACAAGATGGACTCGTGGTCGCTTATGCACCACGAGTCGTCCTGACAGGCTGCAAGTTCCACGTCAACGAGGCTGGACGAGAGCGCGTCCTGCGGAACAAACGCAAAAACGTCCACGCTTACATCAGCGGGGAACTAACGCCGGTAGATGAGTGGATAGACTACCTGTGCTTCAATGAATCTCGTTTCAGGGAAGACTACAGGCCTCGCATCGTCGAGGTGACGTACAACCCCTACATGCGCGGCGACTTTGTCACCTCGCCTCCCGGCACTGGGCCGTGGACCAAGTTCTCAATGGGCACCCAGCCCAGCGTACACAACGCTGACACCGTGTACTTCAACAACAAGGGCAAGCTCCTTGTCGCTGGAGCTAATGACCGCAAGAAGTATCAAGTAAGGGAGGCCAAGTAGATGAGTAATCTGAACTTTAGAGTGATTGGATACGCACGGGTGAGCACTGAGGAGCAGGGGGCTGAAGGCCACAGCTTGGCCGAGCAGGTGGCTCGGATTAGGGCCTACGTCCGCTGCCACCCTGATATCGAACTGGTGGACATCATCACGGAGGTGGGCAGCGGCAAGGACATGAATCGACCAGGACTACTGAAGGCACTCGCACGGCTCGATGACCACGGTATCGTCCGGGCGGTGGACGCAATCGTCGTTGTCGATCTGGATCGACTAACGCGAAACCTCCACAACCTGATCCAGATGGTCGAGGGTTACTTCAAGCCGAAGGGGGAGGGGGGCCTAATTTCCATCTCTGAGAACCTGGACCTCGCCACACCCACGGGACGAATGCTTGTGTACTTCATTGGCCTGATCGCCCAGTGGCAACGAGAGCGTATCTCGGAACATTCGAAACGAACGGTTGCCCACCTAAAGACTCAGGGTAAGCGGTTTAACGCGCACCCACCTTACGGATTGATGGTGAATCCGGATAACCCGGCCTACCTGATTGACAGTCCGGAAGAGCGACGAACGCTGAGCAAGATCAAGAGGATGAGGGAATCAGGCTGTAGCCTGAGAGACATTGCCTTCGCCTTGGAAAGCTCTCAGCGGTTCAACCGCAAGGGTAACCCGTTCACGATATCGGCAATCTCGAAAATGTGCCGCAAGAATGGGTTCCATGACAAACGCCACGAAACGGCTCTCTTGAGATCCGGTCAACCGTGTGATATCTGTGGGGAAACAACCTGTCGCTACGACCAGTGCGACAAATGTAACTTCTGGCATGCTGAGTGTGAAGCCTGCGACAAGGATGCTGAGAAGAGTTGACCTCCACCAATAACCCTGGTACTCTACCCGGTTCATAGTCAACGTCTCAGCCAGTACAGGTGAAGAGGCAGCCGGGCTGACGAAAGGTAGGTTGCGGACGAACGGCGTCCGGACTGGGGACACGCAAGACCTACTACCCGAGGCTGGCACGAGATTTTGACGCTTATTCTGGGTGGGGCACTGCAAAGTGTCGATAAGCCCGTTGTTTCCCCCGAATCAAGCACCCTTTGGGTGGGTGCTTGATTTGAAGAGCCACTTAACCTAGATTAACCGTACTGTCTTCGTCCTCCATTGAAGATGGTCTAGGGTTCGCCGCCGGGGATTGGTCCCCCCGGCGGCTTCTTTTTTTTGCCCCTTCCTGTTGACAACCACAGGCCAAACGCTAAACTGGCTCTCCCCTAGACCACAAGGAGGACATCATGGGAACCAAGCTCGACGCTGTAGACAAGCAGCGCATTCTTGTTCTGGCCGCAGCCTACGCCAAGCAGTGGGAGAACTACACTGCTGAAGTGGTGGACCCCGAGGTCGACTTCGAGATCTCCCTTCCGGACACCGACTGGACCCTGGTCGGAAAGATTGACCTCCTGTGCCGAGACGAGCAGGGACTGGTCATGATTGAACACAAGACACGTAGCGCTGCCAGCATTACCAGCCAGTGGGATCCGTACTACCAGAAGCTCTCCTTCGATGCGCAGATCTCTGCCTACCACCTTGCCCAATTTGCCATCGGTGAGCCGATCAACAAGACCATCTACGATGTCATCAAGAAGATCACCACAAAACCTAAGGCCATTCCTAAGGGCTCTGAGGGGGCCACAGGGACGCGCAGCGAGATTCTGGAGCATGGAACCTATTATGGGACCAAAGTCCCTAAGAAAGCCGCTGAGACCCCTTCGTCGCAGGAGGACGCACGGTTATACGGAATGAGGATCGCCGCCGAGGTTGCAGCCGATCCGGACAGGTACTTCCATCAATACTCGCTTATCCATCGTAGTCGACGCCAGATCAAGGATACAGCACGGCAATTGATCCAACTCACACGAGACATTGACCGGGCCAAGCTGGATGGGGCTTGGTACCAGAATACCAGCAACTGCTTCTCCTATGGGAGTACCTGCGAGTACTTCGATCTGTGCCTGGGCATCAGCGACCCAGAGGACCCTGAGAAGTGGAAGCAACGCGATGGCTCCGATCTCTCTGGAGATCGTCGCCTCTCGCATTCACGCGCAACATGCTTCCAGTCCTGCCGCCGTAAGTATTACTGGCGGTACGACAGGAAGATCCAACCCGTTAAGCCGGAGTCAACGGCCTTACGCTTCGGCAAGGTATTTCATGAGGCCCTAGAGACTTTTTGGAAAAGGAGGAAAGAATGCCAGAAGCAAAAGTAAAGGCTGCTGGTGCAAGAGTGAAGTCGCTTTTGACAGAAGTATCGACCACCGGGAGGGGTCTTAAGCCAGCCATGGTTATCCATGGTCCCGAGAAATCGGGCAAGACCTCGCTGGCCGCTTGGGCCAAGAATCCATTCTTTCTAATGTCTCACGGTGAGACAGGACTGGAGACGCTGATCGATCACGGGCAGTTGGGCGAAACCGCTCACATGCCGGAGGTCACGACTTGGAAGCGATTGCTGGAGTGTCTAGACGCACTCCTGTCGGAAGGTCATGACTACGAGACCGTGGTGCTCGACACCCTCAACGGCTTCGAGGACATGCTCTACGATTACGTCTGCGAGACCGAGTACAACGGTGATCGCGGACCCCGTGGGTTCCTTTCGTATATGCAAGGCTACCAGTCTGCCACGCCACACTGGCAGGGCATGCTGCGAACCCTTGATCAACTCCGAGAGAAGAAGAACATGACGGTCATTGGCCTGTGCCACACACAGATCAAGGCTTTCAAGAACCCGGCTGGTCAGGACTACGACCGGTACCAGCCACAGATGCACGCCAGACAGTGGGGAGCCACCCACAAATGGGCTGACATCATCATGTTCCTCGACACGGTCACAGTGATCGACGAGGAGGGGAACCGCCCCAAGGCCAAAGGGGGCACCCAGCGAGTTGCTCGATGTGAACGGGCTGCTGCATGGGATGCGGGAAACCGCTACGGCATCAAGGAGTTCTCCCTCGGCAGCTCTGCCAAGGAAGGTTGGACGAATTTTATCGAAGCAATGAAGAAAGCGAGGAAAAAATGAGCACGCAACTACAACCCGGTAAGTATTTCTGTCGAGTTACCGACCAGGAACTTCGCCAGAGCAAGAAGGGCAACTGGATGGTTGTCTTGGACATTGAGCCCCTACTGTTCGAACCCAAGGGGAGCACGGACACGGAGGCCGTCGAAGACGCTGGTACACGGCGATACTACGGCACCCTCACCAAGAAGAGCGTCAAGATCGTTCAGCGTGAGCTGGAGACGCTTGGATTCAAGGGTGGCAAGCCGTCAGACATCCACACGAAGAAGAACGGTGCTGACTTGACTAACACTGAAGGCTGGTGGCTACTGAGCTACCAAGACTCTCAGGATGGTGGCGACCCGTTTGAAAAATGGAGAGTATTCACTCCAAGGGAATCCGCAGGCCCGTCGCCCGTCACAGACAGCGAGCTGATGGAACTGGATGCACTGTTTGGGGATGAGTTCGGTGGTGACACCGGTTTCGTTGAGACTGACCTCTAGTAAGGAAACTTGGCGTGCGGCAGGATCCTGAACCCCGGCCCCTCCAGGGGGGCCGGGGCCTGCCGTCAGGAGGAGCAATGGCTAACTACAGTAAGGGAAAAGGCGAGAAACTTCGGTGCAAGGCGTGCGGGATTGCCTTTGAGTACAATCGCGGAGTTCCGGCGAAGAAATCGCTGGCGATGCACGTCGGCATGAACAAGAACTGTAATCGCTACTACAACGAAGAAGCTATCGCGGCTTCGAGACGGAGAAAACATGGACCCAAGAAAAATACTTGAGTATTTCAAGGGCAGGGAGGACTACGTCGCACTGCAACAGGGCAAGGGCTTCAAGCCCCACAAGCTCAACGAGGTGCCCCTGAACGTCGACAAGTTTGAAAAGACACACCTCGGCCAGGAGCGATGCTTTGGGTTCTATTTGATGACGCCCGAAAACAACGTCTACTGCTCGTGCCTAGACTTCGACGATCACGCCGATGATCCCGATCCGGAATGGAGAGCCAAGGCGACCAGCTATTATTATTTTCTCCAAGAGAGAGGGCTTAAGCCGGTCATGGAGGTTTCCAGCAGTGGCTCCGGGGCTCACCTCTGGCTGTTCTTCAGTGAACCCGTACCGGCGGTGCTGGTGCGATCTTTCTGGAAGAAGGTGGCCGAGAAGGTCGACATCCCGATCAGGGAGATCTACCCCCGGCAAGACAAGCTGACAGGCGAAGGCATGGGGAACCTTGTGCGGTACCCCGGCTGGAACCGAAGCCGGTTCGTGGAGGTAGAAGATGATTGGACTACTGCCGAGTTCGACCCCCACCCAGTGTTCGGCTGCGATCTTGCGGACATCGCAATGTGGATGGGCGAGAGCCTCTCCTGGTCAACGCCAACCTCTGAGTCCTTCGTCAGCGATCGGGTAGCCGAGATCTTACGGTGGCCTGACAGCTTACTTGCCCGACGCTGGCGAGGTGACACGGAGGGGCTCAAGGGAGACACCAGTCGATCGGTACTCGCCTTCTGTCTGGCACGAGAGATGATCTACCAGAAGATCCCTGAAGGAGAGGCGAAGGCAGCACTCAGGCAGTGGTGCGAAGAGATTGGATACAGGAAATCCGAGCGATGGATCTCGCTAACTTTCCGGAAAGCCTACGAGCTAATGGGCAAGAAGGAGCAGAAGCAAGATCACCACGACCTAGCTTCTTGTGCCGAGCTGTTCCTCAAAAGGCTCGGAGAACACAACCACATGGGGATGGGGGTCCAGGTCGTGGACCAATCCATCGACGGCGTGTCCCCCGGAGAGGTCTGCATTGTTGCTGCGCGGCCCGGCCACGGAAAAAGCACCCTCGCCCTTCAATGGTTAGACCACCAAGCAAAGGCTGGGGTCCCCACGCTGATGCTATCGGCAGAAATGTCCCTGTACGAACTGGGTCGCCGCATGATCCAACGGCTTATCGGAGGGGACGAAGAGTCCTGGAAGAAAGACAAGGAAAAGACAATCAGGAAGGTCGAAAAGTATTTCAGCGGTCGAGCGAGGCCTTTCGTGAGGTGCGTGACTTCCATCGTGGACATCGAGAAGGCCATCCGAGAGTACACCCAGTCGCAATCTGTCCAGCTCGTGGCAGTGGATTACTTGCAGCTCATTTCAGGAGAGAAGGAGGGTCGCTACGAAGAGGTCAGCGAAATTAGCCGCCGCATCAAGGCGGCGGCTAGAGACTACAACGTGGGCATCCTAGCCCTCTGTCAGGTCAACAGGGAAGTTGATCGTCGTGATACGGTTCAGTTCAACCTGAGCGACATGAAGGAATCGGGTAGCATCGAACAAGACGCAGACCTTATACTTGCTGGCTACTGGCACGGCAGGGGGAACAAGGGAGGCGGAGAGGACTTGTACGAACTACACTGCCTCAAACGTCGCAACGGTCCTATCAGAATGTCGAAAATGGAGTTTCGTTTTGATGCCGAAAAACAAAAGTTCGAAGACGGTTAGTGTCTCGGAGGAAATCCTGTGCGTCGTAGAAGACTGGGCACTCAAGAACTGCAACATCAGCGAAGATGCCGCTGAAATCGTCAGCAAGAGAATTCAGCGAGTCACAAAGGAGATCCAGTCTCGCTGGAGCGAACGGGATCGCAGGATCCGATCAGTCAAGAAATTCAGGAAGTACAAGGCCCCGACTTACAGGTCGACCAATGCGGGCCCCGCACACGTTCACTTTACACCTGAGGAGAATAGATTGTGAGCAGGATGTCACGAAACAAGGGGAAGCGAGGAGAGCGTGAGGCCGCCAAGGAGCTGAACAGGCTCTTCGGCCTGGAGGCCCGAAGAGCCCAGCAATACTGCGGTGAAGCCGGTGACGCTGACCTCCTCGGCGTAGACGGCATCCACGTCGAAGTCAAGCGAGTGGAACGGTTCCATATGCACGCAGCACTGGAACAGGCAGACAACGACAGGAAAGCTGGAGAGGCACCTGTCGTCCTGACACGGCAAAACCTGAAGGAGTGGGTCTTCTGCTGTTACCTGGACGACCTGCCCAAGGTCATGGAGAAACTAACCGATAACAAGGAGAAAGAATCATGAACGATTCCTACATTGAGTTTGTCCTCAACCAAAAAAACGAACCGATATTCCCTGATCGCGTGGATTACGAGTCAGTAATCTGCCTGGGAGAGTGGCCTAACGGAACCTATTCCGCTGTCGTTTCCTACAACAGTCTCTTCGAGATGTTCAGGGAGTTTGACGCAATCGGAGACCCTTGCGCTCTCAGCAACATCTGGGTGGCCCTGCAATGGGGCGATGACTGGTGCGACACTGAGTTCAGCCCCTCCTTTGTTAATTGGGTACGACAAGACAACGAAACTACGGGGGACTCAGACCACGCCGATGAGTCTGAGGAACTAGTTGACGGTTTTCCAGTTCCGGGTCCCGACAAAGAAAGCTGAAGCAGTGTTCAGGGCAAACTCAAACCGGGAAAATCACCATGCAATATGACGACATCAAACTCCTAAAAGGTCTTTACTTTCATCACGAGAAAGCCGAAGACAAGGAAGATACGCCGTTATTCCGCTTGTGCCAAATACTAGAAAAGGAGAGTGGCATAAGCTGCAAGGAACTTATCGAATTTGCTCGGCGGCTGGGGACAAATCATGGAATAAGTGAGATGACCTACTACAAGCGGCCCGATGGCACGCAACCACCCCCCTTGCCCTGTTTGCGTTACATCGCAGGGGCGCTCTCCGATGCCCGCAATAAACCCCTTGGCCGTATGCGATACATGGTAAAAAGATTTGTTCACATGGAATTTCTGGACGATCCTATGGTTCTCTTAGCCCCCGACGATGGGCCTGAGGCACCAACTGGCGATTCTCCAGTTCCGGGTCCCGACAAAGAAAAATGAAAGCTCTGATCCGCTGCTTAACGACTCCGCTGCCGCACACGCCTCGGATTAGTCCGCAAGTGCTTGCGGTGTTGCTGGCAATTTTTTCGCTTACGCCGGGGCTTAGCGACTTGGTTTTTGCATTGTGCCTCGCGTACTACTTGATGTACCTG